CATTGTGAAAAACAACAGGAATACAGCCTCAATTACACAGAAGGAGCTTAAGTGGATAATTGACGAGCTAAATAAAAATGACAAAGTTACGGTGAGCATAACTACGCACTACCACCCTGACGCAAAGCCGATTGATGGAATGATTTGAACACATAACAATGGAATATACGTATCACGCAAAGTCGAGGCATATAAATCAATGGCTTACAGAGAGACGAAAAAGGCAAGGAAGATATGGAGCGAGCAGGCCAATGCAGCGCAAGAAAGAAAGCGAAACGCAGACAAAACGCCTAGCTCAATCGTTTTTATTGATCCCTACATGAAAATCACGGTGGAGCGAAAGCAAACTAATGAGCTAGCAATTTTCGAGTGTTTTGAAGGTGATAGAATCGACAACTACCGAGTGTACTGTAATGATAAGTTTATAGGTGTTCAGAGCATTACAGAATTGACGAAAAATATTAGAAAGGCGTTGCCAAGATTCAAGCAGTTTTATTAACTAATTAGGTGATATATGCTTAAAGTTTGGATTTTTATTTGGCTTTTATTTGGAGCTTACGCACTAATTGCCGCATATGGTGTCGGTGGATTTAGTGAGGCGTTAATGGCTATGATGAGCGGGTTTATGGTTGCGCGTAACATGTCAGAGATTTAAAGCTATTCTATAATGCAGAATTACATATAATTATGGTATAATCGAGAAAACTACGAGGCTATTACTATGTCTAACGTGCGCGAAAATACAGTTAAAGAAAGTCTAACCGCTGGCTCAAATGTAGATGTATTACTAGACCCAGATCACGCTTATGTACGCACTGTCATTGCTGTAACTGGTAACATCACAGGAACTATCACAGTAACAAAGAAGATCATAGGCGCTACTAGATTCACTGCACTTAATCCTGCTGGCACTATAGACCTAACAGCAAGTGACGAGCTAATCATTCAAGGCGCTGGACTAGCTGCAATTAACGTGGCTCATGCTGGTACTGGCGCTGCAATGTCAATACGAGTGACACAGCTATCAATCTAAGCTAAAATACTCGCAAAGCAGCGGTGCTGCGATAACGTGAGGATTGGTCAGTGACCAGTAATAACGAGCAAGATAAAAACTTAGGTGGTAGACCATTATCATACAAGACAGTCGAAGAATTACAGGCGGCTGTAGACTTGTATTTCGACACCGATGCTTATATTGAGGTTGGTGGAGAGGACAAAGCAAAGATGTACGCTCCAACTATGAGTGGACTTGCACTTAGTCTTGGTGTCGATAGAAAAACAATCACAAACTATGCCAACAGAGATGAGTTTTTCCCCACAATAAAAAAAGCCCGTACCCGTGTAGAGGTTGCACTAGAGCAAAGACTCTACGGAAACAACGTAACAGGCATTATTTTCAATCTAAAAAATAACTTCGATTGGTCTGATAAGCAAGAGATCAAGCAAGAGACTACCCATAAGATTGAAGAATCATTAGCGGAGCGCCTAACAGGTGGGTCAAAGCGATGAGCGCAGCTAAACTTTATATTTATGATGTAAAATCAGGTGTAGAAACTTTCATAGTTTCCAGCGAAAAACAACTAAATTCCAATAATGACATAATTTTATCGTCTGTTGGGTTTGTAAGGGATTCGCTTTTGGCAAATGGGATAGATAGCTTTTCTTTGAATTGCATTGCAACATCAGAAGAGTTTCGTGGCTGCTGAATTGGCTCCAAACGATAACCACCTAAAGGCCATTGATTACCTATTAAATCTTGGCTCTTTGTCTATATCAGATTTAGCTGATGCGCTTACTTACAAGTGGTTTCGGCTAAACACTCTTTACCATATCAAAGATAAGTCAGGAGCAAAGGTTTTATTCACTCCCAACCAAGAGCAGGAAGCGTTTTATATTGGGTATCATGGGCGCGATATAATCTTAAAGGCTAGGCAGCTTGGTTTCACAACATTCAAAATGATTAGTGACCTTGATGACTGCCTATTCACTAAGAATCATTCTGCTGGCTGCATTTGCCACAATCTCGATGCAGCAAAGGACATTTTTAGAAACAAAATAAAATTTGCATATCAATCTATAACGGATGAGCAGCGCGCAATTATTGCCGAGGCTGGCTACATATTGCCAAAACCTGTAAGCGATAAAAACAATAGCTACGTTTTTGATAACGATTCAAGCCTAAAGGTTAGTGTTTCCTATCGTGGAGACACACTGCAAAGCCTGCATATTTCAGAGTTCGGTAAAATTTGCAGAAAATACCCAGACAAGGCAAACGAGATAGTTACAGGAGCGTTTGAATCTGTAGGCATAGATGGTGATATAACTATCGAGTCAACGGCAGAGGGGCGCGAAGGTTATTTCTATGATTACTGCGCAAGCTCTCGCAAGCAGAAAGCACCAAGCAAATTAGACTTTAAGTTTCACTTCTTTTCTTGGTGGTTGCGTCCTGAGTATGAGGTGGATGGCGATATAGCTTCCGCATTAAGCGATTATTTTAGCGAGCTTGAAGGCAAGCATGGAATAACACTAAGCGAACGGAAAAAGGCGTGGTATAGCGCAAAATGGCGCACTCTCGGTGATGACATGAAGCGAGAGTATCCAAGCACACCAGATGAGGCATTCGAGCAATCTATTGAGGGCGCTTACTATGCCAAGCAATTCAGCAAAATCTATGCCGATGGGCGAATTTGCCAGCCATTAAAAAATGATGCGCCAGTACACACGGCTTGGGATTTGGGCGTGGGTGACTCTACCGCGATTTGGTTTTATCAGCGGATAGGAAAAGAGATACACGTTATTGATTTTTACGAAAACAGCGGTGAAGGTTTGCAGCATTATTTTGGTGTGCTGAAAAGCAGGGGCTATACATACGGAAGCCACTATGCACCACATGATATTGATAACCGCGAATTTGCAGGCAATGGCAGAAGCCGTAGAGAATTGGCTGGTGACGGATTTATCATTGATGGCGAGCGGTTTTGTGTAAACTTTGAGGTTGTTTCAAGGCGTACAATCGATGAAGGGATTGAAGATGCTAGGCGCGCACTTGATCGCTGTATATTCGATGCCAAGAAGTGTGAGCAAGGCATAAAATGCTTAGAGTCGTACCGCAAAGAGTGGAATGATAAGTTAGGATGCTGGCGAGATAGGCCGCTTCACGATTGGTCTAGCCATGCTGCTGATGCATTTCGCTATCTTGCAACCATTGAAGAGGGGCAGAAGCAAATGTTCTACGCTCCACCAGTGCGCAGAAGATGATAGAATCAATAGAGGATTATCAACCTGCTATCGTCGTAAACACTGGCGATGCTGTGCATGTAATATCTATAGTAACGCTACGCCAGCTTGCTAATGGTGAGACTTATAATGGCGAAGTAAACGAGTTTATACAGATACTTTCTAGGGCTTTGGTGGATTTGATAGAATGACAACAATAGTTTATTGCCACAAAACAAAACAAATAGCGTGTGATTCTCGATCTACCGTTGGTTGCACAATTGAATCAGACGAAACAGATAAATTTATTTTTCTGAATGATGAAATGTGGTTCTTTTGCGGATCAAGAGCTGACAATCAAAAGCTAATTGATATGCATAATGAGGAAAGGCCAGTCTCAAATGTAGAGTGCTGCGCGATTGTTGCAAATACTAAAGGCGTATTTTGTAGAATTTACGATACAGAAAAGAATAAGTACATGCCGTATGAATTAACATGTTCATGGGCTGTAGGTAGTGGAACGGATCACGCGCTAACTGCATTAGATATGGGTGGAAGCGTAAAGAGGGCGGTTGAAATGGCGATTAAGCGTGATTGCTATACCGGAGGAAAAATAAAAGTATTTGATTGTGCAAAAATGGAATTCATAGAATGAGTTTTTTAGATGACTTTGAGCGCCATGAGTTATATCTACAGCGATTAGCTACGGCTATGCTCAACTCTAAGATTTACCCGTCACTAGCCGAGGCATACAAAGCGGCTAGACTCATTCTTTTGGATGCAGAAAGCATCAAGTCACCAAGCGAGCTAAACAAAGTAACGGCAGCGGTAAGAAAGGCTACCGAACAAACAACTAGCAAGGCGTGGGCAGAAGTTACCGACGATTTGCAGTCGATGGGGGTGTATGAGGCTGGATTCTACGCTTCATTAGTTGGTGGTTATGCTGATAAGCGCCTAAAAACGCCAGCGGATAAACAGATTAAAGGTTTTATTGATAAGTCGCTGATGACTTTGCACAGCGGCAACAAAGTAGACTCTGGCTTCTGGGGTGAGTACGTTGGCGCACAGATTGCGAGTGTTGGCAATGCTTATGACTCGGCTGTGAAGGCTGGTTATTCGAATGGTGAGACCGTAAGCCAAATTGCTGGACGCATTCGCACTGTTAGTGAAGGCTTGCTAAAAAACGAGGCTGAATCACTGGCTAGAACTGGCGTTCAACACTACGCAACACAAGCTAGGCGAGCAATGGCCGAGGCTAATGCTGATGTTATTGTCCGTGAGTTTCCGGTGGTTACGTTCGACAATCGAACAACGCCTATTTGCATGGGTATTGCGTCAGAATATCCGAAAGGGTGGCCGATTGGTGAGAATCCTGTGGGCTCACCGCCATTTCATTTTTCGTGCCGCACAAATTTGGTGCATTTAGTTTCGGACCAAGAATACCCAGATGGAACACGCGCAGCTGTAGGTGGTCAATCTGATGGTGGCGAAGCATTCGAGAAAAAACAAGGCCGCACTGATAAAAAATTCAAATATCGTGGCAAGAAAGATCAAGACGTTTTCAAAGTCGGCCAAATTCCGGCTGGTACAAATATAGACAAGTGGCTACGCAGTCAGCCAGATTGGTATATTGAGTCAACGCTGGGCCCTACTAAAGCAAAACTATTCAAAGAGGGCGGCATGAAGCTATCAAAATTCACCGATGCAACACAAAGACCGCTCACTATTGCCGAGCTTCGCGAGCTAGATTCCGCTGCTTTCAAGCGCGCAGGGTTATGATACAATAGGCAAAACTTATCAGGTTTATATTTATGATAAAGCCACACAATGAATATGCAGTAGCTATGCCATATCTAAAGCGCATTCGTGCCGCTATTGCTGGTGAGGCATTTGTTAAGCTGCTAAAGCGCGATGCACTTCCATATCCTAGCGTTATTGATGACAACTCCGTGGAGTCAAGAGAGCTTTACGCTAAGTATCTAGCAACTGCTGAGTTTGACGAATTCCCGAAAAAGACAATGGATTCATTAGTTGGCCGAATGAAGGTTAGCGACACTCTCGTAGAGCTACCTGCAAAAATCGAATACTTAGAAGATGATTCTGATGGCGATGGTCTATCGTTACGCGGTGCAATGTCAAAAGCGATTGAAGATATTTTGCAGGCAAAGTGGCGTGTATTGGTAGCTGACTATCAAGGTCTTTCTGATGTTGATATTAGTTCGGTATCGGTTGCCGATTTAAAGCAGCTAAACCCACGCGCAACAATAAAAAGCTATACCCGTGAGAACGTTGTGCAATGGCACTACACGCGCATAAATGGCCGCTTACAATTAGCATTCTTGATGCTCATGGAAGTTGGCAGCGAGTTTGATACTGTTAGCTATCAGCACAACGAAGTTAAAAGCTATTTGATTCTCGCGCTTGATGAATATGGCAACTACTATCAGCAAAAGATAGTTGAGAATGCCAGTGGAACATCATATGGCAAAAAAACATATATCGAGATGGGCACACAAAAAGCCAAATTAAAGTGGCTGCCTGTTCAGATTGTGAGTGATTCTGAATTGCCTAGCGGTTCAATGCCTACTGGATTCGGCTATTTGTCGCCAATCGTAGACAAGGCTTATCACTCGTACATAGTGAGCGCAGACTACAAAGAGGCATTGCGCAACCTATGCCCAACGATCAACACAAGCGGTTGGACTGAGCAGAAACACGCACTATTCGTGAAGATGAATAACCGCAACTTTATCGCTACTGGTTCTGGCGCTGTAAACAACCTACCGGAAGGCGTTACAACTGATATTATTGGTGGCAACACAGGATTTGAAGGCTATCAATGGTACTTTGAAAATCACTCTAGCAAGGTTCGCGCTCTTGGCGGTTCATTCAAGGATAATACCGATGCTCAAAAGACCGCCACCGAAGCTGGCATTGATGCTTCTGAACAAAATGCAATGCTCGATACTCTGGCGCAGTCTATTGAAGCAGCGTTTAGCCGAATTTGTTTATATTGCGGAATGTTCGAGGGTTTATGGCCGCAAGAAGCGATTGAGGATAATCTTGACCAAATAACTATAGATTTGCCTCGCGATTTTGCTTCGCAGAAGATAACACCAGATGAGCAGCGTGTGATTATTGAAACCTATATGGCAGGGCTATACACCAAAGAACAGGCTATTCAAATGCTGGTATTGGGCGGTGCCGCCCCTGATGATGCAGGCACAATGATCGCAAATGCTGAAAATTCAGGCGTATCTTTGCCAATTTCGAAATAAAGTATTAAAATCAATCAAAAGCTAATCAGTGATTAGTTTTAACTATTAAGGGGCAGTGCCTATGTATACGCAAGAGCAATACGATTCGTTACCAGATTGGATGCAGAAAGACCTAGTGAAAGATGGTGATGTTTATAAACACGCTGGATTTTTGAAGGTTAAACAAACTGCTGACAATTTAGATAACGATAAAAAGACGTTAGCAGAAAAACTGGCAGCGTTTGAAGAGGCTGAGGCTGCAAAAATTGCGGATGCAGAGCGCAAGGCTTACGAAAAAGCCAAGGCAGAAGGCAACAAAGAAGAATTAGAGCGCATTCTAAATCAAAAGATCGAAGATGCGGATAGACGCGCAAACGAAAGCGAAGCTAAATTTAAAGAGCGAATGCAGGTTCTTGCGAATAAGCAGCGAGACGCATTAGCCCAAGAGCTTACCAACAAGTTTGCCGTTAAGGGTGGTGAAAACGCCTATAAAAAATTGATTTCAGGTCTTATTTCTGTAGATGCAGAAAATGATACGGTAACTTTTTTTGATGATGCGGGCAGTGCCACATCATTAGATCGCGCAGGGTTTGAAGATTTTTTAAAGAATCATCCTGATCTTGCGCACTTAACCAAAGCCGACATATCAACGATTGGAGGCGGAAAGGCTAACGGTTCTGGGAACAATAGCAGCAGTGCTGTAAAAAACCCTTGGAAGCGTGAAACTTTGAACTTGACAGAGCAGGCGCGGATTTTACAAGAGAATCCTATGCTTGCAGCAAATTTAAAATCACAAGCTGAGGCTTAATATTATGGCTACTACTTCTATTTCAAACGTAATTGTACCAAGTGTATTCAATCCATACTATATTGCGCG